TCCATCATCATATCATCTGGTTTTTCAATACCTACGAGACGACGAACTAAACCACGAACACGATTCTCTTGGTCATCGGTTGGATATGCCATTACTTGATACCTAGTTCGTTTTCTGTAAGAACCTTGAACTCCCACATTCTGTCTTTACAGAACTCTCTTGCTGCCTTCCACTTTGCCTGGTTCTTGGCATACTCATAGACTTCGTAGATGTAACCCTTGGTCTTTTTCTTCTGAACCTTGGGTTCCATACACTGCTTCAAAGGTTTGATTTCAATGATATACTTTTTGATTTGACCTGTACTCTCTCTTACCTTAATATAGAAATCAGGGTAGTATCTGTGAATCCTATTATCAATCGGAGAACGATATGGTAGTGCTATTTCTTCACTTCCCCATTCAAGTATATTCTGGTTTCTATCACAGTAAACCATGAACTTACGCTCCCACAGAGAGCGATATACTATATTAGATGGGTTACCTTTATACTTCTTCGGGTGCGACGGTTGATATTTTCCCTTATATGACATCTAAATAACTATAACAATCACAGCTATATTTAGATGGCAGTCAGTATAAAAGACGGGTCACTATACAATATTAATAGGTCTGCACTTTCTACTCCAGCACTCAATAATCTTTATCAGGTTGATTTGAGTTTAGAGACAGTTGGTTTAGGTGCTGTATTCACAGAAGATGATACTAGACTAAAAGATTTTTTATTGGGTGTCAGTCCAACATTAAGCAATGACTATATTTCTCGCAACATTGGCATTTCTTGCTTTGAGGCATCTCTCCCTACGAGTTCTCTTGCAACTGCTGAAGTAAAAGATAATTTCCAAGGTATCAATCAACAGTTTGCTCACACGAGATTTTATGTTGATGCATCATTCTCATTTTATGTTGATAAAGATTATAGAGTCTTAAAAGTCTTTGAAGGATGGATGAACTATATTTCTGGTGGTGCACTACAAGATGAAAATGATCAAGCATTCTTCAGAAGAATGAGATACCCAGAGACTTATAAATGTGATAACCTTTATATTAGTAAGTTTGATAAGAATCTCACCAAGAAAATCACTTATCAATTTAAGAATGCCTTCCCCAAGGCAATACAATCTATCCCCGTCACCTACGGACAAGCAGAGGTTCTGAGAGTAACAGTGACCTTTGCTTATGATAGATATATACTTAAACAGTAAACTGAATAGTTTGTCATGCCTTTACCAAAGATTTCTACACCAACATATGAGTTGGATTTGCCTTCCACTGGAAAGAAAATTAAATATCGTCCCTTCCTTGTGAAGGAAGAAAAGATTCTTATTATGGCACTAGAATCTGAAGATCAAAAGCAGATTTCCGATGCTATCAAAACCGTTATTTCTGATTGTATCCTCACCAGAGGACTTAAAATTAACCAACTATCCACCTTTGATATTGAGTACCTCTTCCTTAATGTTCGTGCTAAGTCCGTTGGTGAAACAGTAGAGGTGAACATTACCTGTCCTGACGATGGTGAGACACAGGTTCAGATGGAGATTGATATTGACTCTATCAAGGTTCAGAAAGATCCTAAGCACACACCAATCATTAAACTTGATGATGAATTGTCTATCAAAATGAAGTATCCATCACTAGATCAGTTTGTTGAAGCAAACTTTGAGACCAGTGAAGATTCTTCTAACGTAGATAAGTCTCTTGATATGATTACATCATGTATTGAACAAGTATATAATGCTGAGGAGTCTTGGTCTGCTTCTGACTGCACCAAGAAAGAACTCCAAGGGTTCGTGGAGCAGATGAATACAAAACAATTCAAGTTGATTGAAGAGTTTTTTGAGACTATGCCCAAGCTTAGTCACACCATCAATGTAAAAAATCCTAACACCAAAGTTGATAATGAGGTCGTGCTTGAAGGGTTAGCGAGTTTTTTCAGCTAGCTCTGGCACATGAGAGTTTGGAGAACTATTACCGCACTAATTTTGCGTTGATACAACACCATAAATACTCATTAACAGAGCTAGAAAATATGATACCGTGGGAGAGAGAAATATATGTTGCTCTACTCCAACAATATGTTGAAGAAGAAAATCTGAAGCAACAACAGAAGAGTGGCATTTAGTAGTCAAGCATTTAAGGCACCACCAGTAAAACCCAAAATGGGAAGGACAACAGTCTCTTCCTCAATTTTTCGTGGTAGTTCTGCGACTATTAAACTGCCCAAGGGTATGGGTTATACCAATCTTGGTAGTAAGGTAGACCCAAAGTTTCTTCCAAAGAAACCAGGAGAATTAGAAAATACTTTAACAGAAACTAATAGTATTCTGGTTCAGATTCAGAATACTCTTGCTGCTGATTATGCATATCGTATTGCATCCGAAAAAGAGCAAGAAAAAAGAATAAGAGCAGAGACAGATAAGAATAGAAGGTCAAGAAGAGAAGCAGCACTAGAAGGTGGAAAGAAAATTGGTAGAGCAACACTGGGTGTTGTATCCAAAGTAACTGCACCTGCTAAAAGTTTTCTAGATAAAATATTTGGATTTCTTTCAAGTGTTCTTCAAGGTTTTATTGTAAACAAGGCACTTGAATGGTTATCAAATAAAGAAAATCAAGAGAAAGTTGGTAACGTATTAAATTTCTTAAAAGATAACTGGAAAGTTATTCTTGGTATTTCTGCTGGTGTGGTCGGTGGTGTTGTAATAGCATCGCTGGTATCAAAACTGTACACAATGTACAGAATCACCAAGGGACTTTTACGACTTGTAGGTATTGGTCGTCGTGGTGGTGGTGATGGAGACACTATACAAGATGGTGGCAGACCAGGACGTGGTGGTTTATTCAGAAGAGCAGATGGTAGTAGGAGAGGTGTAAAAGTATTCCGAACAACAAAAGAGTTTAGTAGACGCTCAGCATTAGGTGGTTCAGTCAAGTATACAAAAGATGTAATAGGAAGAAGTAAGAACCCACTAGCTAAGTTACTTCAATTTGCACAAGTAAATATTGTTCGTTCTGCATCAAAGTTTTTCAGAAAGTCTGGACTTAAGTTACTGACCAAGGCATTAAGACCTTTCTTGAAGAGAATACCTATTATTGGTGCCTTGCTTGATTTTGGTATTTCAATTGCTCTGGGAGAATCTGTAGGTAGAGCAGGAGCAAAAGCAGTTGGAGCATTGTTAGGTGGTATTGTTGGTAGTGCTCTTGGACCACTTGGTTCATTTGGTGGAGCAGTCGCTGGTGATATGTTAGGTGCTGCTTTATTTGATATGTTCACTGGTGGTCAGGCAAATGGAATGAACTCTGGTGGCATTGTTCCTGGCGGTGGTCCAAATAAAGATAGTGTCTTGACTTACCTGACACCTGGTGAAGGTGTTGTCCCAAGAGAGATGATGGACGATAAGATGTATGGTCCATTTGTCAAGGACATCATCTATAATAGTGGTTCTTTGTATAATGCTATGGTATTTGCATTAGCAAGACTTGACAAAAATGCTGATGATTTCTCCAAGATTAATAGTAAGTTTGGTGAGATACTAGACGAATATAAGAAAATTTGTGAGGTTGGTTCTGGTTCAGTGATGGGCACTGGGTCTGGAAGTGTTACATCAGCAGCACCCAAGGCACAAGTAAAACCCACACCTAGTTCATCATCATCTGGTATTACTCCACCATCACAACAAACTGGTGGTAATAACATGACTCCTACTGTTTTACCACCTATAATTCAAAAAGATGGTCAGAAGAAGTCTCAACAGATTGATGCTGATAATTCTTTTGCAAAGTATGCTCCTATTGACATGAGCAATCCTTACCTTGCTTATGTCAAGAAAGAGTTTGGGATACTGGGAGTTTGATAAATGGCTGCTAGAGACCAATTACAAGAATTAAAAATAAACGTCACCAATATCAAGAGTGTATTGATAAAGGGTAGAGAGCAACAGAAAAAAATATCATCTAGAAAAGTTTCTTTTATAAGAAGAGAAGAAAAGAGAGAGCAGAGAATAGAGAAAGAGAATGCTCTTGAAAAGTTTAGAATACCTACCTTTGGAGTTGCTGGACTAGTTCAAAGCACTACGTCTGGTATCTTTGGTGGGTTGATGGGATTCCTGGGTAATATACTTGCAGGTTACATCGTAGTAAGACTACCCCAAATAATTGCCAAAGCACAAGAAATTTATGAAAATGTAAAACCAATATGGGAAGGTGCATTTAAGACGCTTACAACTATATTCAATGGTGTAGGATTTGTATTCAGTTCTATTACATCTGTCTTTGATAAAGGTGAGGCAGAGAAGAATCTCAAAAAAACTGAAACTGAGTTGAAAAACTTTGACAAAGAAGCTGATAATGATATTAGTTTCTTTAGTGGATTATTGAAATCAGCAGGTATCATGATGCCTGAGACACCACAAGCACCCGAGCAAGGTTCACCTTCCAGTATTGCAGACCAATCGGGTGGTCTTGGAATGCCAGATACGCCAACACCTTCACCATCCAGTTTGCCACAGGAAAGAAATCAGGGTGGTGAAGTCTTAAAAACAACACAACCAAAGAGAGCACCTCAACGAGATTCTAGATCTGATACCAGTGCAGCAAGAATAATTTTTCCCAGAGTTGCAAATAAAACAATCAAGAATACCAAAGCATATCAAAAGAATGTTATTAAAATGGGGGAGATTGTAAAACTCCTCAAGATGAAGAGAAAGACATCATCTGGTGGCATACCTAGTGGTCCTAATCCTCAAAGAAGTGCAGATAATGCTCCTATTGCAACTGGTCCAATCAAACCAGGCGGAAGACTTGATTTTATAGGTCACGGTGATGGTGCGACTGGATCATTAGTAATGACTGATGCTGCTGGTAAAAAGATAGGTTCTTGGGAAGCAATCAGTGGCGTGTATAGAACTGCAAATGCATCACAGAGTGAAAGGAAAAACGTATCTGGAACTCTCAACCCATTACCCGATGGAACATATCCACTTCTAGGGTTTGCAAAACATGGATATGTTGATGGTGTTGGTAGTTGGTCTACTTACATTAATAATATGGCTGGCGCTATTGGTAGAAGAAGTCAGATATTAGTTCATAATGATATTGGAAGTAACGGAACAGCGGGTTGTGTTGGTGTAGAATTGGGTGGTAGATCTGGAACAGAAGCAGAGAAGAAATTCTTAGCAGCATATGAAGCAACAAAACCAACATCAATTAATGTGGCTATTGGTAAGGGTAACAAAGCATCGAAACCTAAAGTAAGTGCTGATAATATTCCCATTCCTCCGGGTGCTAATGCTCCCCAGGTTGCAATGGTGATTCAACCAGTTGTGAAAGAAACCACAAAGGAAGTTCCTGTTCCTGTTTCATCTGGTGGTGGTCAATCTACCTTAAATAGTAATACGAGTAATAATTACTTCGATATAGGATAATGCCAGCACCAGCAACGCAACCAGCAACATACGAAATATTTCAGATTATATCTGCCGATGGTAAGAACACTGTCGATCTTTATAATGCACAGTTTAGAGTAATTTCATTTGATATCTTTGAGAATATTCTATCACCATATATTACTGGTAAAGTTTCTATTACTTCATCTGGTAGTGCGACCAAAGAAGAGAAGACTAATAGAATGACATCACTGAGAACTGGTTTACCAGTTACATCAGGATGTAAGTTAAGAGTGAAGATTCAACCAAAACTTGGTAAGACGATTGATTACTCACGGACAGAAAATGATTACACTGTGCTTCATGTAGATAAGGTAGCGACTGCAAAGGACTCTACATCAGAAATTTTAGAACTATCATTCACTAGCAACATTGCTATAATGAGTGATACAAAGAGAGTTGTAGAAAGATTTGATGCTAGAATTTCAGACTCAGTTACTAATATTATTGATAACTATCTTGAAGTTGGTTCAGATAATGTAAATGTAACTCAAACACAAAATAGTTCTTCTTTTAGTGGCAATCAAAAAAGACCACTAGATTTAATCATTGACATGGCATCAAAGTCGGTTCCAAATGGTAAGGCTGCTAATCCAGGATACCTATGTTATGAAACAATTGGTAAGTTTAACTTTGTTTCTTTTGATTCTATCATCAATCATGATCCCGAGTTTGAATATAACTTCAATGGTGTTCTTATAGGGACAGAACAAAAAGGTGATGATTCAAATAATTTTAAGGCTGCTGAGATGACAGTGGTCAAGGATAATAACTTACTTGAAAATATTAGGTCTGGTGTATATGCATCTAAGAGTATCTTTTTCAATCCTCTTACGCAAGAATTTACAGAGATTGATATATCAGTTGTTGATGGTAAGTTAAGTCAAGATCCTAACTTTGCAACCTTGGGAGAGAAGGCAAAGACACCTAGAATATTAGAAGAAGGATTCAAAAATAGTAAGAAGATTCACAGAATTAACACTGCTGTTATTGATACTGGTGCTGATAAGGCAAAGGTTGGTCTTAAGGATACTAACAACGATCCAGAACTTTATGTTGCTGCTGTGGGTGTTAGATATAATCTGATGTTCTCACAAAAAGTTCAAGTGACAGTTCCTTGTAATACTGACTTACATGCTGGTTCTAATATTAAGATGATTGTGGAAGATACATCAGAGAATAAAGAACAAGGACCAGATCAGGTTAGAAGTGGTAAATACATAGTACAGGCATTAAGACATCATTTTGATGGTGAAAGATCTGTCACTTCTATGATGCTTATTCGTGATTCTTACGGACTACACTTTACTAAAACAAGCTAATGTCAGCAGTCAATAATTACGGAAGTAAAGATAATAGATGGATTGGAAGAATCCTACCATTTGAGTCCCAGAAAGAACAGATGGGTGGTAACTCTCGTGGCAATAGATATCGTGTTGCCATCATGGGAGTCACACCATTTGTTGGTGGTATCAGAGATGAGGATGTAACATTTGCTGACGTAATGTGTATTGGTGGTCTTGGTGGTGGAGGGCATTTTAGAACAGTCAAGTATTCACCAGGAGAAGTTGTAGTAGGATTTTATTGGGATTTCCCTGAGAATCAACAACCAATGATAATGGGGGGTGTAGGTAGGACTGCTGGTATCAGGTATGGTTCTGGTAGATTTGATGCCAAGACTGGATTCGTTGGTAGCATAACACCAGGAAATCTTATGGGGAGGCATGAGTCTAATGAGCAGCAAAATGATTGTCTTCCATTAGCAAAACCAAATGGTGATAAATCAAAATCAAGACAACAACCTGCTGCAGCAGGACAATTAGGAGTGCAAGGTCCAGCAAGAGTTAATCCATTACCACCTCCTCCTGTTCCACAAGATCTTCCTGTAAGTCAACAGACATTTGGAACTCCTGGTGTTGGTGGTCTGCAATAAATATTACAGGAGGATAATATATGAGCTGTCACAATACAGATACTAATAACGCTGGTCAAACTATAATTCTTGCAGATCCCTGTAAGGATAATTTCTTTGCGGAAACAGAAGCACACTTAGAGAGATTCTTTGATAGAATTACACAACCAGGTGTTGCCGCACTTAATCTATCAAATGACCTTAGAAACACTGCACAGGTTATTGCAACTGGTTCTAAGAGGTTTATAAATTCTATCACAGGTTCTCTGCGAGATAAACTAGAAGAAGTAATCAAGTCTGGGTTATCTGCACTTGCTAATACCATTATGGCAGGAGCAAGCAATACCTTTGCTGCGCTAGAAGAAGTAATCGGAATTCATAGTTCTCTGATTGATCCTGTTAAAGGATTATTTGATGGTCTTGTATGTGCAGCCACAAAGATATTTGACTCAATGACTAATGTGGTCACTGACTTATTGGTTGGTGCCATGAATAATGCAGTTAATGCTCCTGTCTGTGCTGTTCAAGATTTTATTGGTGCTATGACCAAGAGAATCGTTGATGGTATTGATTCTATCGTTGGTCCATTATTAGATCCTATTCAGAAAGTTTTAGAGACAACTTTCAAGGTCAAGGACTTTATTCTTGGTGCAGTAAATACTATCAGAAAGATTCAGAACTTCTTTACCTGTGGTGAAGAAATTAAGTGTCGTGCAACCACAAAGTATAAGTTACATACAGGACCCAGAAAGAGTGATAATCAACAGGATAAAAAGTTCAATGAGATATTCAGTGGTGCCGCTATTTCAGAAGGAGCACAAAATCTTGTTACAGACTTCGAGAAACAGTATGGTAAATGGAACTTGTTTGGTGCACCTTTAAGTGAAGCCTCTTCCCTCCAACCCTGCAATTCTGGTAATCCGTTCAAGTGTGGAACGCCCACTGTTGAAATTTTTGGTGGTGATGGATTCAATGCTGCTGCTGAAGTTATTCTCGGAAGAGTCATAGAAGATGTAGATGAAGAAGACATCGTAGGTGGCATTGAGAGAACTGCTAGTATCGTTGGAGTAAAGATAACTAATCCTGGTGCTGGATACACTAGAGCGCCTCTGGTAGCGTTCACAGATAGTTGTAACAGAGGGTATGGTGCCTATGGTAAAGCAAATATTGATGTGATACCCACATCACCTACCTATGGTCAAGTTACTAGTATCTCTATCATTAGTGAGGGTGAGAACTATCCTGCTGGTGATCAAGAACCAGTCTATCTTGTTGATGTTGTTGTTGATGATGGTGGACAAGACTATGCAGACACTGATACTCTAGTTGCCAAGCATTGTGGTGACCTAACTATTGTTGATGGTCGCATTACTAAGGTTGATGTTACTAATCTATGTCGCTTTGATGACCTAGCAGACCTAACTATCAACAGTGAGACTGGATTTGGTGCTGTATTGAGACCCATTATGTCAACTGATATCCCACCAGTCTTACAAGGTGAACTGGTTCAAGTAATAGACTGCATATACCCAAAATAAGATATGACTGAAAAACCTCAAAACAGCCAAGTAGTAGACTCATTTGGACCAGATCTTTTAATATCCACTGGTAATAATAGACAAGGTGTAGGTGGTGCAGAAGCGGCATCTATAAAGATGACCAATGATTCTGGTGAGAGATGTACTTTCAAACACCTAGAGTCTAGTTTAACTAGACTTGAATCAGAAGGTATGCTAGAAGTCACCGTAGGTGAAAAATCAAGTGAAGGACCTTCTATTATTCTTCATACACCCAACGGCGACCTTGATATTTCTGTAAGAGATGGTTTCATAGCATTGAAAGGCACTAATATAGTTTTAGATGCTGCCGATTCTATTGTAATGAAGGCATCAAAGATACAGATTGGTGATGATAAACAAACCCAACAAGTAGTATTAGCAGGACAAAAAATTGATGGTGAATGTAAATCTGGAAATCTAGCAGATGTATTAAAATCAAGTTCTACACTTCTAGCTTTCAGTGGTTCACCTGCGTTAGATTTAGTTAGAAAATCTCTTGGATTAGGATAATGGTAAAAAGTTTCAAGGCAGATTTCTCACAGAGTGGATCAAGTATTCTTGATGATGTATATGTTCGTGGGTGTTTATATATCAACGGTGATTGTGGTATCATATTCCAAGACGCCTCAGATCCTAGTAAACAATCAAAACTTGTAGTTAGTAAAGGAACACTTAAACTTGAAAGGTTTGTACAACCAGGTACAAGTGGTGGTTCAGGTAGTTCTGGAAGTTCTGGTAGTGATGGTGCTAGTCAGATTGTTACAGTAACTCAAGTGGGTTATGCTGGCACCAATCACATTACAGTAGACAATAGTAATAATATCTCTATCGGCACAATGAGTAATGCTCACGGTACTAGATATATTAGTACTTCACTACCACCTGCTAACCCTAGTTACTGTGTAGATGGAGACATTTATTATTATACTGGAGATGATTGATGCCTGGTGTATATGTTGGAGTTGGTTGCTCCTTTGTTAAGGCAAACAAAGTATTTGTTGGTGTAGGTTGTAGTTACGTAGAAGTTAATAAAGTCTATACTTCAGAAAATTGTAATTGGAAAGTTGTCCACGAGGCAGGTGGTAACGGATTCAGAGCTCTTGTTGGTACTGGAGGAGCAGCTGGTCAAGGTCTTGATGTAACCTGGAATAGTCGTAGGGCTATTGTTGCATTGTCTGATGACACTGTTGCATTTGCAGTGAATGAATATGATCCTTCTGTTGCTGCTCATAGCTCAACACTTATCAAGTTAACCGCTAAGGGTGAATCAGAATGGCAGAGAAAATCTGATAGGCTTAATTCAAGTGTTACATGGACAGGTAAAACCACATGGCAACTAAGAGCTGACTCTGGAGATAACATATATCAGTTGGGAACCGCTTATGCTCCAAGTGGTCAGAATAAATCTGCTAATTGGATTCAAAAGATTACTGCTAATGGAACATATCAGTGGGATCGCACCCACGGCAATCAAACTTTAACTGGCAATATGGCAGCTGGTGGAACTAATCAACTTCTTGATTTAGCTTTCAATGGTTCAACAGGAAGTGAAGAAGATACTTTCCAAGTAGAAGGATACAGTAACTATTCGTATGGATGGCCCAGTCAAGGATTCTTTACGACTTGTTCCACATATAACTCTAATGATGGTTCATTAGTCAGTTATAGACTTTATGGTAGTAGTGGTGGAACTGGTAATGCTAATGGAAATAATGTAGGAAGAGAGATTGTAAGACTTGGTGATAAGATTTACTCTGCTAGTTCTTATGCTGGTCATAAATGTGCTTCTCCTAATGGTCCTTGTTATCATGTCTCTAACGTATACCGTAGGTCATTAGATGGACAAACCGTTGATAGTAATGGTGGTGGAAGAGTAGATGTTAATAGCACTAGTTATCCTTTACCTTCTACTGGATGTGTGAATAGCAACTACGATGAAACTTATAATTATCCAATCTTGATAACTTATTATCAAAATACGCAGAGGTATCCAGCACCTGGTGCAAAAAACTATTTCTTTTTCTACAAGACAGATCTTGATTTGACAGATATATTAAAATATGAACTTACTGGTCCGGCTACTGCTGCTACTAATACCGATCTTACAAATATTGGCGGAAATGGTGTGGTTTGGGATTCATCTAATAATCATATCTATTTCATGCAGGGTCATATAGATTTTAATGAACTCTCCATCATTCAGTTTGATGTTGCCACTGGAACTATACAGAATCAAAATAGATTCAGACTCACAAACTCAAATGATAGATTGTATAATGATACCACTAATGTTGGAGCATTAGTAATGACATCAGATAAGTTTTATATCATGGGACAGACAAATAGATTTGATAATACTGGTGTTTCTAAAGCTAACCAAGTATTTGTATTACAAGTTCCCAAAGACCTCACGAAAGGTTTTGGCGACTATGGTGATAATCTGGTATATGAAGCAAGACCTGCTAATGACCTTTATACCTTGAGTTCATCAACAGCAAGCCTTGGATACGGTGGACCTGGTGGCAGTTACTACTGGCCAGTCCCTCAGACAATGACTAATGTGACGCAAGATGAGAACACAACTCCCACAGCAGACAATATTCCAGTTGGCACACTCAAACAAAAGAATTGACACCGCTTGACGAACCTGCTATAATATGGGAGTAAATCAATCAGACCTATGACTGAAGAGTACGTGACGAGTTGTGTTGTGGACATGAGCAACAAGACCATTCACATAGAATCCAACGAAGGTGATGAAAAGACCGTTGTATGTGAAACCGTTGATCAGTTTATGAATGTACTAGAAGTTGTTCGTGCATCTTGCACAGAAGATATGATTACCTACGCACCACTCTAATGGAAATTTTTACAATTGAAGAAGCACAAGAACGGTGGGAAGAACTCGTTGAGCGTGCTGAAAATGGAGAGCATATTGGTATCGTCAAAGAGGATGGTACAGCAGCAGTGTTAATGCCCTCAGATGATGAGATGCATCGAATATATCGTTACGAGAATAACGAAGCATCTTAATCATCGGGGAGTGTCGCATAAAGGTTAATGCGCCCTGCTTATAACGGGGTCATCCAGGTTCAATTCCTGGCATTCCTATTGCTCCATTAGCAATCTGGTGAATGCAGCGAACTCATAATTCGCCTGAGGCGTGTTCGATCCACGCATGGAGCAGATTGGGACGGTGGTGGAATTGGTATACACAACAGACTTAAAATCTGTCGGCAGTTTGCCTTGAGGGTTCAAGTCCCTCTCGTCCTACTATATAAAGTAAAGCTAAAATGAACCTAATTGATAGGATTGAAGAGTTAGCAGAGACTTTACCCAGACCAGCATACAGTGTTGCTGATGAGACTGGGAATGCATATGTAATCCAATGGATGTTGGAAGACGGATTACAAGTAAGGCAAGATGAATATGGT